CCCGTGAACTTCTCAATCAGTTTTGAAGCATGGTATTCGAGCGGAGCGTTCTCAGGACTGAAATACGCGAATTTCCACCCGTAGCGCATGTTGAGCCTCTCGGCGATTTGGTCAATGAACTCAGACTTACCCGAGCCAGGAATACCCGTCACGACACAGATGCGTTTCGTCTCAAATGAAATAAGGCGGTCAAGGTTTTCAAGCCCTATCGTTGCGCCTTTCTGCATGCCGTGTTCAAAGAGAGCGTCAAGGTTCGATTCGAAGTCAGAGACCGTGAAGACCCCCTCCAACTTGACCTCGGGAGCTTCTGAGAGACATTTTTTCAGAGCCGCCGCCCCGTACTTCATCAAGACCTCGTTAGCGTCTTTGCAGTCCTGACCGTAGTCAAGTATTCGGCAGCGTTCAGCCCCGAAGCGTCTCAAAAGCTCGTCTTTCAGGAGAACGCCCTTTGTGTCTGTGTCAGAGGCTATGAAAATTGTCTCTTTGTCGTCAAAATATTCTTCGATGAAATCGTCAAGGTATTCAAGGTTTGCGTTAGCCCCGTTCGGAACGCTGACAACGTTATGAAAGCCAATCTCGTAGAATGAGAGAGCGTCCATTTCGCCCTCTGTCACGATGCACTCTTTCTGACCCTTGATAGCGTCAATGTTGTACGGGATAAGCTGCGCCCCTGAAACGAGCTTGAACTTCTTGTCGCCCGTGCGGTATTTTGTGTTGACGAGCTGACCGTTCAGGAAGTAGTTAAACTGAACCGTGTTCGACTGAGCGTTGTTCTGCGGCATCCATTCCATGCCCTCTGAGACTTTCAGAGCGTTCAGGGTCGCTGCGCTTATTCCTCTTCCCTCAAACCACTTCAAGGCTCTCTCGCCGACAGCCGTCAAAGTGTGCAGAGGGGGCTTCTTGTAGACAGGCTTCTGACGCTTTATCGGAGCGTAGTTATGCCACGGGCGTTCTTCACGCTCCCAAGGCTCTTTTGTTTCAAGAGACCCGCCCCAACCGCAATAATGACAATTCCAAAGACCTTTGTCAAGGTCAACAGAAAGACTTTTGTCGCGTCTGTCATGCCTTTGGTCGTGACATTTCGGGCAATAGGTCTTGACCTTTCCCGATGTGCGCCCGTAGGGGATATTTATGCCGAAGTCTGAATAACTTTTCATTTTGATAATTCCTTTCTGTGTTTTTGATAACCCTTTTTGAAGCCCTCAACAAAAGCCTCGCTGCAGAGCCTTGAAAAGACTTCTGAACAGGGGAAATGATTACACTTTGAGCAAGAACGGCTGAGACCGTTCGCCCGCCTTGCCTTTTCTTCAAGGCTGATGTCCGTTTTCTTCTGTTTCATTGCAAAATCCATGTATGTGAAGCAGCGTCCCATGAATAACGCTCAGACGGGCGGGGTGCTGCCGTCATTGGGATATTAGCCCGCCCCGTGCCGTATGTGCGCCGCCCTGAGCCGTCTATGTATTCTCCAACGCCCAACTGAACCTGAGAGCCGTCAGCGGCTTGTACGGGCTTCTGTGCCGTGTTTGAACCGCCGCCCCTCTTGTTGTCGTAGTTGCCCTCAGAGACCTTGACCCAGTTTTTCTCATTCTCAAAGACCCAATCAAAATTGGCAACCCAACCCATTTTGTCAGTGCTGCGCCCCGTGAGAAAGTCAGAAGCCTGAACACGCTGAAAGAGGCGCATCACATAGTCTGTCAGTTCTTCACGCTTCACGCCGAACTCTTGAAAGCGGGTCTTCATTTTCTGTTTTCTCGCCTCTGTGACTTTCAGAACCTTTGGGCATGAGAGACAGACAGAGTTCCACATGGCGACTATATCCTGATAAGGATATTTTTCTTTGCTCTCCTCTCCTTTACTCTTCTCTCCTTTGGCGGGTTTTATCTCTTTTAACGGCTCTTTATCAGGGGTTTTCTCGGAGATAACATTTTCAGGCTGTTGTTTTTCTTCTTTGAAAACAGGCTTTTGAGGCAATTCCGTTCGGCGGGTTCTGTAAACCTCTGTGAGGTTGTTGACAAAATTCTCTATCCAAATAACACGGTTCTTTTCCCATAGCTCTTTGTCAATCTTCCCGAGGTTTATGAGAACCCCGATTATTTCTGTCGCTGTCTGAGCGTTGACCCGTGTCTTTGCAAGAAGATACTCCCAATTTGAAGAAACAGAACAGTCATAGAAATGCCCCTCGCTCTCCCCGAGAGCTTCAAGGACCTTGAACCAAAAAGCATAACCGTCATTCCCGAAGCGGGCTTCAAGAATGTAGATCGTGCGCCCGCATTTCACATAATGCGGGTAATAGTCAACTGTTGTTCGTTTTGGTCTTGCCATAATGTTGTCTTGATTAAAGGGTTGCCATGATTGATTTTTTCAGTTTCACGTTTCGGCTGTTCCACTCAAAAGCCCGTATCATCCATTTGCGGTAGTCAAGAGGTATGTTGCTTATCTTTTCCCCCTTATATTTGCCGAAAGGCATAACCTGAATAGGCTGCGCCGCCTGAGCGTCAATAGCCTGAGTGTCCTCACGGGTGTACTGACCGATGTCTGCGATTGGTATGCCTGAGAGCAGCCGCCCGCCTGAACCGAACAAACGCCACATTCTGCCTTTCTCAAAGGTCAGGTCTTCAACACGCCCGAAACGCTGAACGTTGCCGCCGAGGTCAACTATCAGAGCATCTTTCTTCTGAGGGTCAATACGGGTGGCTCGTCCGATGATTTGATAATAGAGGGCGATAGAAGCCGTAGAAACGCCTAAAACAATGCAATCGATACCTGTATAGTCAAAGCCCGTTGAAAGCACTCTCACGTTAAATATGACCCGTATTTCGCCCTTTCTGAAACGCTCAATGATTGAAGCCCTCTCACGCTTATCCATATCGCCGTATATGACAGCCGAGTTCGGGTAATGCTCTGAGAGACTTATAGCGTCCTGAACTGAGGGGGCAAAGGCGAGAATGTGCTGCCGTTCAGGGTGAGCGTCAAGAGCGTTGACAATCGTCTGTGTGCCGCCGTTCTCTTCAAAAGCCCTTTGAACGCTGTCCTCCGTGTACTCGCTTTTTGAACTGTTGAAGACAAGTTGGCTGTCGTCAAACTGTGAAGCCTCATAAGTCAGGGGAGACCAAAAGCCAAGGCGCACCATTTCTGAGACCTGACCGACATGAATAATGTCTTTGAAGAAATTTCCCTTTTTGCTTCTTGATGTCAGCATGACGAGCTTTGAATAATTCTGTCCGAATTGGTCTCTGCCCGTCTGCAGCTTGACAGGTGTCGCCGTTATGCCGAGAACGTGAGTGATGCCGCTCTCTTTGAGAAACGTGCCGAGCATACTGTCAGCCTCACGGGGGAAGAGGTGTGCCTCGTCTATCAGCATTTTTGTGAAGCCGAGAGTCTTGAACTTCGCCCCGAGCGTCTTGATTGAACCTATCGTTGCGTAGGTTATCTGAGCGATTTCCTTGCTCCCGAAACTTGCGCTGTATATACCCGCATTTGCGAACCCGTCACAGAGGTTCACATACTTCAAATAGTTCTGTTCCAATAACTCTTTTGAGGGTTGAAGAACAATCATTTTATCGTTCGTGTTCTTCGCGACAAAGGCTGTCAGAATTGATTTTCCCCATGCTGTCGGGAGAACAATCAAAGAGGGCTTCGGCTTCTTCTCTTGAAAGAAACTGATAGCCTTTTCTATCGGTTCAACCTGATTTGAACGTAACTGTATCATTTTGTATCTTTGTCTATCTGAGAAAACCCCGCTGACAGGGCTAACCACGCATAACAGCTTGCGTTGAGAGACCTTTCGGCTGCTCTCACCCATGAGCGGAGTTTTATATGTTATTTGTTCTTTCTGTTCATCTGTCTGTTTCGGTTATTCGGTTACATTGTAATCACTTCAAGAGAAAACGCCTTGCGCCCTGAACCGTCTTAGCATACTCTTTGAAGAGGTCGGGGTGGTCAGCCTTGAAAGCCTTGTCATCAAACTTCTCTGAGGGCTTGGGGCTTTTCCATGTCGCGATTGTATCGCCGCCGTAGCTCAGGGCTTCTGCGTCTCCGAAGCCGAGCTTTATCTTCTCTTCAAGCTCGGTCTTGCGGTCAGAGAGTTCTGCGAGCTGCTGCTTCACGTCTTTCAGGTCTGAATAAGCCTGAAAAATCTCGTCAGTTGTCTCAATGACCTTGCCGCCCGTGTGCTTGTTGAACTTCAAGAGAATGTCCTTGGCGTTCTGCGGGTCAGGTTCTTTGTCCCCCTGAATGTAGTCAATCCAAAAGCGGTCAACCTCTTCACAGAGCCATTTGAAGAAGTCAGGAACAAAGGTCAGGTTCTTGTAGCCGAACTCACGCCCTGAACAAAGCCATGCAAGTGAAGCCTCTTGAAGTTCCGCAACTCCGAGCTGATACTGAACCTGACAGAACCAATGCTTTGGGAGGTCTTCGGGGTCAATACTCATTTGCGTTGTCTTACACTCCAAGATACCCTTGTTATGAGCGTTGTGGGGGAGACCGTTGAGCCAATACGTGCGGTCAGGGCTGACACGCATATACGGCTTCTCTGTGTTGATTATCATCCAATCAATGGCAGAACGTTTGATTATCTCGCAGCCCGTCTCGTCTTTGAAGAACTGAGCAACTGCGTCTTCAAGATAATGACCCGCTTTCATTGCGAAGTTCTCCTGTTTTGCGGGGTCAAGACCTTTCTTGCGTCTCCATAACTGATAAGGCGTTTCCCATGGGTTCAGCCCTACGATTGTCGCAACCTCTGATGAACCGATACCGCTCTCGCGATATTTCAACCACTCTGTGCGGTCTTTCGGTCTGATAACCTGATTACTCATGGTCAGCCTCCTTTCCCTCTTCTGAACTGTTCTCTGACTTCTTGTCGCTCTTCTTCAACAGACGGTCGGCAAACTCTATGAGACCCGTCATTGCTTCACGGCGTATGGCGTGCTTCAAGACCTTATGCAAGCCGTTCTCAGGGTCTTTGTCATTCAGAACGTTCTGAAAAGCGTCAACGAGAAAGCCCATGATACCATGAGTTACGGTATGCTGCTGAGAGCGGTAGCCATCTTCTTTGTCTTCTGTCTTCTGAACCGCAACAAGTGCGATTGCTCTGTTCTCCTTGTCTTCTTCGCCCCATGCTTGGAGGTCTGCGATGATTTTCTCAATATCTTTCATTTTGCTGTTATTTTGAGGGTTTAACTTGTTATTTCTTAATCATGTTGAAGTCAGCCCAAAGGCTGATGAATTGTTTGCCGCAATACGTGGCGAGAGCTTCGCTCTTAAAGCAAAGGCGAGAACCGAAGTCCGAATTCGCATCCGAGGGGGCGTAATACGAGCGCGCAGAAGCGAAGCCCGCATAGTCTCCTGAATAGTCGCCTGTTGATATGAGGTGTCGGTCGGCTTTCCACTCGTCACTCTTCTCTGACAGTTCTTCTTCCGTCCATAGCGTGAACCAAGGATACCAACGTTCCTCGTCTTCTGTGAACTGAGGCTTCCAACCCTCATTCAGGGCGGCGGCGATGATGCGGAGCTTCAAGTATGTAAAAATGTCGTGACCGTCACTTGTAAAATCTGCGTTTTCATCAATCACACGATACTGCTCTACGAGATGGTTGTCTTCTCCCAACTCACGGCAAGCGTCCTCAAAGGTCTTCACACGTTCTGTAATCGGGCGATTTGCGGCTGTCTGTGCCTCTGTTTCTTTCAATTCGGGTAAGAGAGCGAGAAGAACTTTTTTGACGCTCTCATCGGCTGTTTTCAAAGCAGCCTTTGCGTTTTCAATCTTGATTTCCATAAATGCTGTTATTTTTTAGTTGGTGTCTTTGATGTCTTCTTTGAGTTCTCGGCAGCGGGCTGTTTTATTTCGCCCGTCTCAGGGTCAACACCCTCAGGGGCTTTTGCGCCCGTTGCCTGAGCGATAGCGGCAGCGGCTCTGTCTTGTGCGTTGTTTGTCTTCTTCACTGCGTCAGCCTGTTTCTTGGCTTCAATGGCGGGCTTCACGAAACACTCTTCAACGGTTGTCGTTCCCTCCTTGATTGCGTTGGCTGTCGCTCTGAGTTCGAAGATTTTCTGTTTGTCAATCTCCTGAACGCTCTTCACGCCGAGGTAGAAGAAAAGCTGCTCCTCCTTAACGCCCAATTTGGCGAAATACTGAATGACGTTCTGACGGCTTGTTTCAAGGTCAATAGACTGACCGAGCGCAACCTTTTTCACGTTATTGATGATGCGCTTTGTGACAGCCTTTGGGATAACCGTCAGTACGGCGTTTCTCAGGGCGATAGAAGCGGCGGCGTTGCCCGTCACAACTTGCATATCCTGACTGAACGTGTAGCCTTTCTTTGTGACGATACTTCTCTTGACCTCTTTGCAGACCGCAACGTTGGTTTCAAGGTCGTGACAAACAGCCTGAGCCGTTATCATACGCCCGTCATTGCCGATGATGCGGGTCGCGACCCTGAGGTTCGTCCATGCGTTGGCGATAATCTCAGCCATGCGAACTGAAAGACCCTCAATGACGCTGTCGTTGCCGTCCTTGTCTTTGCGTCTCAGAACGTAGAAACAGTCTTCGGCGGTCTCTTGATCCATAGTCGCGAGCGTCTCAATGGTGTTCAAAACTCTGTTGATGTCACGGGGGTAGGCGTGTGCCGTGGCAACCTGTGCGTCAATGTCAGCTCGGTTGAGAGCTTGGAGCATATCAGCCTGTTTTACTTCGATGATTTCTTCCATTTTATTTGTTATTTTATGCCCTCTTTATGCTTCGGGCGTTGCTTTATTTCTTCGGGCTTAAAAAATATCTTGCGTATCTGACCGTGAGACCCGTCACACGGCTGACGCTTTTCTCCATTGTCTTCTTGATGTTCAGACCCTCTTTTTTGAGGTCACTTATACGAGAGGCGAGGCGATAACAGCCAAAGTCCCTCAGGGCTTCAAGGGGTGTTATAGAACCGCCTGAAAGAAGACGTTCACGAATAAGCCTCAGGTGGCTGTTTATTCTCTCTCCCATAGACTTTATCTTTTGTGGGTTGAACAATATGTTGCTGCCTTGCAGTTTATCTCTTTCTCGGTCTGAACTCTGTTGTCGCACATCCATGCTTCAAGGTCAGACTTTTTGAAATAAAGTTTGCGGTTCTTCTTGAAGTGCGGTATCTGCCGCCCTGATGTCAGGCGATAGAGGTGCGCCGTGCTGAACCCCGTGAACAGGGCAGCTTCGTTCAGGTCAAGAACCGTCTTTGCGCTTATCAGAGCCAACTCGCCGATACGGTCGAGCTTCTCGTTCATTTCTTCAAGTGTTACGCTCATAAGTCAATCGTCCAATTCGGGTTCATAAAGTTCACACATAGGCTATTCCTCCTCAATCAGTTTTGAGAGGTCAGGCAAGAACCCCTTTTCGTACAACCTCGCGAAACAGAACCCTGTCACGATTGTGCTTGCCAACGCCCCCGCTTTCATAAAGAAAAACTGAATGAGGGTCAAAGGGTTCTTCGGGTCTTCCTCGCCGATAAGCACGATAAAAGAGAACGTGAACCATGTGGCGAGGGCGAGCAACAACACCCATTTGAAAACCTTAGATTTCTTCATCTTCTTTTTGTTTTAATGCTGTTAAACCGAGCTTGATTACCTCCTGATATTTTGTCAGAAGTCTAATCAGGCGTTTGTTCTCACTCCTGTACATTCTGTTAGCGTCTTCAAGAGCCTTGATGTACTTTGCGTCCGAACGCCCCTCACGTTTGACTGAGGTCTCAACGTCCATTTTGGCGAGTTCAGGGAAGAAGTCTTTGTCGTTTGTTGAGAGCGTCACAGACTTCTCACGCCGCTTCACGGTCTCTACTTGACCGTTCTCACGCTGCGCTCGGCGTTCCCAATATGCCTCCATGTACTTCTTGTTGTACTGATACTTCGCCTTGTTCGCTTCTTTGCTTGCCATACGCTTACACCTCCTCTGTTTTCAGGCTTTCTTCAACACGTTTCAGGATAACGTAAATCGTCCCCATGCTGTGAACGTTGTACTTGCCCATGAGGTGCTGAATGACCATCATTTTGCTCTGACCCTTGACCGCCATCAGGCTGTTGTAGTCATCGTAAATTGCCCTGTCACGTGCTTCACGCTCTTTTTGGCAATCCGTTTTGAAAATCATTTCTGCCATAATTCTTGTTAAAATTTCGATTTTACTTATCAGTTTATTTCCGATTTTAATTCTTATTTCGTATCTTTGTGCGGTTATTTAACCGTAACTGTGTGCAAATATAAACTAAATTTCGCTTTTAGAAGAATTTTTCGAAATAAAATTGCGATTTTTAACTTTAATTAAGCGTATGACGGAGATACAGAGAATAAGAAAAGCCATTAATTGGCTGCTCTACAAAGGCGTAGCAGAAAACGACCGAGAACTCTCTGAGATAATGGGTTACACAAAGTCTTCATTCTCTCAGATTGTGAACGGGCGTGTGCCTTTATCAGACAAGTTTGCAAAGAAACTCTGCCGACTTGATGAAAATATAAACGAAGTTTGGATTTTGACAGGCGAGGGAGAAATGTTCAAGAATGAGCCTGAAACTAACCTGAACAGTGAAAACGGCGTGACAATTCAGAAAGACGTGTGGGCTGTTCTTCAACAACAGGCACAGAGCCTTGCATCAAAGGATAGGCAAATTGATGAACTGATGAACCTTTTGAAAGAGCAGATCGCCGAGAATAAAAAAGCGGTTGCCCGTCAGGAAGACAATGCCGCCTCTGCCGCTGCCGTATAGTCAAGTTCTGTGGGGTTGAACAGAAAATACCAAAATATTAAAGAGGTCAAAAGATATGAACGAAAGATTAGAAGAAATAATCAGATATAAGACAGGGGGAAAGAAAATACCGTTTGCCGAGCTTATGGGGTGGTCGCCACAATATCTGTCAAAGATGTTGAGAGGCGAGAATTTCGGTGTGCAGCCAATTCTGACAGTTCTTGAAAAGCTGCCTGAGATAAACGCCCGTTGGTTTCTCTTCGGCACGGGAGAAATGCTTGAAATCGGCAAGCTGTTCTCTCTTCAACGTGAGACGATGAACCACATTCAGGCTCTCTTAGACCTTGACAAGTATATACCATATATGTCAGGAGAAGAGGTCAGAGAGTTTGAGACCGCCGTCAAAGAGGGGAGAAAGCCCGTGTTCACGCCTGACGCAGAGAGTCGTTGGCAAGAACGCCTGACAGAGCGCGAGAGAGAAATAAATGAAAGGTTCAGAGCCGCTAACTTAATATCAGAAGAACAATGCAGACAGAAGACAGCCAAAAGGTAATAAAGCGTTTCTTTGAGGCTCTGCGCTATCTCAAAGATGAAAAGATAATCAGGGGGAAACAGACGTTCACACGGGCGCATGAAATAAACCGTTGGAACATGAACACGTTAGAGAAAGACCCCTCACGGGACATCTTTCAGGCGGCGTGGCTCACATACCTTGTCAATGACTACGGCGTTTCAGCCACATGGCTCTTGACAGGGCGAGGAGATATACTTTTATATAAGAAAGGCAAAAGCGGCACAGAGGGAAAGAAATAACCCTTTGCGCCGCTCTATGTCATTTGTCCCCGTCAGGCTTTTCAGTCAGGGGAGGAAGTATTGTCGGTATGTTTGAAACAGCCGCCTGTTTGTTCTTGTCAAGAACCTTGGCGTATATCTGAGTTGTGTTCAGTTCACGATGTCCCAACAATTTTGAGACTGTGTAAATGTCCGTACCGAGGTCAAGCATCATGACCGCAAACGTATGACGGGCGCAATGAAAAGTTATCTCTTTCTTTATGCCCGCCCTGAGCACCCACCGCTTTATTGCCTCATTCGTGCAAGACGGGCTGTGAATGTCTGTGAAGACAGGTTCGTTTGGCTTTCCTCTCTCTCCCATAAGTTCAGCCGCCTGAGGTGTTATGTCGAGGTATTCCTGACCGCCTGTTTTCTTCTGACGGAAGATGATGCGGGTAAAGCCTGACTGTTCTTGAACCTCTGCCCATGTCATTTTCAAGATGTCTGACCGTCTGAGACCCGTCAGGCATGAAAACAGAAAAGCCCGTTTGATTTTCGGGTATTCACATTCTGTCTCGGCGAGCTTCTTCACTTCATCTATTGTAAGGTACATGCGCGTGCCTTCCTCTGCCTTGAAATTCTCAACGCCACGCATTGGATTGTTCCTGATAATTCTTTCATCAAATGCCTGATTGAGACACGCCCGCAGCTTGTTGAAATAACTCAGTTTTGAGTTTCTTGAAAGTTTATGGTCTTTGATGCGGTCTCGGTAGTCATTGCCCCACGCACACGCTTCATTCTCTAAATACTCTTTGAAGCCCTGAACCCATTCTGTCGTTATTTCGGCAAACGTGATTTTTCGGTTCGGCTCATACTTTTCAAGATGTTTCAGACACGAACGCCAGTTTCCCCAATTCGATTTGTTGTCAGGGGAGTGAAAACGCTTCTCACATAACTTTTCATAATAGTCGAAGAACAGCGTTTCCTCGGCGTAATCACTCTTGAAGCCGAACTCCCCGTTTCTGAGTTCGACAACACGCTTCGCCCTTATAGCCTCGGCAAGCTGCAGCGTCTCTTTGTTCTTCTTCTTGTCTTCACGGGTCTTTTCAGGAACGAGGTAGAGGCGCAGATACTCATAAGACCTTTTGCCGTTCAGATAAATGTCAAGATAGAGAGAGGTCAAGCCGTTGGGCGTTTTCCTCTGTCTGAGCCTGATTGGTTCTTTTGATTTCTCCATACTGCTGTCGTTTTGGTTTGTTGCTCTCTGTTGTTGTTTTTGTTGCTCTGAGATTGAGAGCAACAAAGGAACAACAAAATAACGACAAAACGGGTGTAATTATTGCGAAATAACAAAACTTTTTTCATAAACCGCAAAACATTGATTTATAAAGCCTTGTTTCTCAATAGTTACACCCGTTTTATACTTGACTTGATTTGTTAAAATATAAAC